AAATTTGCTATCTTTGCACCTGTTACGCCATCGCTTGTTCCAGTAGAATCTGGTAATTTAGCTGTAACAATTGCATTGTCTTTTATATCTGGTGTTCCAGTTGGAGCATCGCCAATTGTAAAAGTTAATGTAGCTGGTGATGATTCAACACCCATAGTATTTAAAGCAGTAATACTGGCTATATAATTAGAATCTACAGGAAGAAAATTTAGATCACAATTATTAACATCAACTATTTTATTAATTTGCTGATTTCCAGAACTGTCTTTTACATTTATACGCCATTGATAGTAAGGATAATCAGTCGGCAAATCCCATGCTAGAAAAGGTCTACCTGTTGAACTAGAATCAGTATCAGTAAAGGTTATGTTTGTTGGGGCTTTTACAGCATAAGCTGAAGGAATGTCTTGTAAAGCCTCTACTGGCTCTTCTGGTGGTACTTCCCACGAATAGACATCAAAATATTCTATTAAACTTACCGAAACTAAACCATTTGCTTGTAGCTCTAATGCCTCAACTCTAAAAATTCTTCCATTTAGATTTAAGCCAGAATAAGTAACATTTACAATATCGCCTACATTTAATTTATACATCTCAGGAGTTCCTAAGAATTGTATAGTTGTCTGGTTTCTGCTTCTAGTCAATATAGCTTTAGCCATATTATGTGCTATGTAAGGGTCTGTTATGTAAGAAAATTCTGCTTTAATTTCTAACTCTTCATTTCCATCATCGGAAGTAAAGTTTGGTACTGCACTATGAAATACTGTAGCTGTATCTAATTCATATTTTTTATTTGCATTAAAGAACTCTACGATAACTTTATTGGCTTTTTTATCTTTATTTCCATAGTCAATATTAATACCAGCATCAGCAATAATATGATCGTCGCTAATATTAAAAGTTGATGATCCTGTATCTTCTATTTGTAATTCATATTTGCCATCGATATAAAGAAATATACCTCGCATATTTGCCAAAAGGTCTTTTGCATTATCCATAACATTTTTATTTGCATCAAGATAACCATTGCAATGAAATCTTTTAACTTTTACTAAAGAAGTTCCATTTTGTGATGAGTAGGTTTGACTTAAAGTAGCTCCTATAAAAACTTTATAATCAACTGACGATTCATCAAAAAAACCATTTCTTCTAGCTTCAGTTATTTCTATTGCATCTAAAACATTATTTCCATTAGCATCAAATAAACTAAGTAATTCACCAACTTTGTTTTGCCACCATGATTCTTCAGAGCCTAAAATGGTTATAAAATTATCCCCTGCATTACCAGACCAAGTTAGTGCTTTTGCCGTTCCATTAAAGTAAGGCTGGTCAACCTCTGTATCTGCTTTGTTTGCAGCAGTTGTAAAGGTTGTAAAATTAATTTGAGAGCTTGGTATACCCTTTCCGTATTCCGAATTTAATATATAGTCTTGAAAGATAATTGCAGGATTATCTGACCAGCCATAGGTTGAAGCAGTTGCTAGTCTTTGTGTCCCAGTTCCACCATTAGTGCTATCTTTTCTTTGGTCATAAACTTTTTTGCCTTTTACCTGTACTGTAATTTGTGGCACTCCACTAAATTGTCCCTTGCTATCATAAATAAATGAGGCTGCTATAAAGGCAACACCATTTAATTTATGGGCTGTTGTCCATTTGCTTCCAATAGAAGCTCTTAACATTGGATCAGCTACTTGTGTTGCTGCTCCATGATGGGCATTAAACACATATCTATAACCACCCAAAGCTGGATTAGTTCCAAAAGTACCACCAGTTAAATTTACTGAGCCACTATTTTGATTAGCAGTGCATAATGAACCTGCCCCCGATGATATTTTGTCTGAGCCTAGATAGCCACCATTTCTAAATTGATTACTATCGGTTAATGGATTGCCATCTATTTCTAATGTTTGTAGATTAATTTCTTCTAGCTCACCCACACTCAAGGCATAAACTACATAAAGGTGAGTGGAGTTATTAGAGGCAGTGTCCATAAAAATAACTTGAGAACCAATTCTTCTATTGCCATATACAACAGGTAATTTGCCCCCAGCAGCAGTTTTTTGAGCCAAAATATCTTGACCTTTTGCCATCATAGCTCTTTGCTGCATAAATCCTTTAACACCAACAGTTAAAGTAGCAGCAGTTAATACCATATTTATTTTTTGTAAAGTTTTTGCAGCATCCCAAGCACCTTTAACAAAATTAAAAAATGTTATAAACGGATTAGCCATTTAAGAACCCCACCTTATGTCTTTTTTTACTTGTGATGCAAATTCAAAACCTTTATCACCTGTACTAAAGGCTTGTTGCGATTCGTCTGTGTAATGCCTACCTTTTGTTAAATTCCAATTAGCCCAGTGAGAGGCAACAGACATATTAATAGTTGACATTTCTATACTTTCTGAAATAGATACACTTCTTATATTGCCAGTAAAATAACTTATAGCACCAACCAGTGTTTCTGAAGAGTCAAAATATGCTAAATATATTTTTACTGTTTTATCTGTAAAAGCACCAGATTGAACTAATGCTCTAACATCATCTGTTACGTTAGAAAATCCTAAAGTTATTTCATCTACTTGTAATTGTCCTGTCTCTGTTACCGAATCAACAGAAAGAAATGATCCGCCAGCTTCATAAGAATTAGACTCGTAAGTAATATTTGAATACCAGTCGGTTAATCTAATGGTTGTTGATAGTCCTAGTTCAACTAAAAAAGCTGTCTTAGTTGATGTTGCGGATACTTGAGCCTGTAAAGCCGATGATAGACTTCTTGGCATTAGACAATAACCTCGCGTACGTCAAAACTAATGCTAGTAAAACCGCTAGACCCCTCACTTTTTACTATTTCATTGTTTTCAAGGTAAACAGTAAATAAAGGCTTATTAACGGTTACACCTAAATTATTTGTTAATGCTGTTATCAAGGGAGGACTTATTGTAACTGCTGCTGAATCGTGATCTACATCAAAACTAACCATATAAACTTTTGAGTGATTGGCAAATTTTATTAAATCACCAGCCTTTAAAACTCCTGTTTGACCTGCTGTAAAGCCATCCATTGCTATTGTGCTATCACCAACAACATGAGCACCATTAACTAAAATGTCTGTCTCGTTTTTTGCTGCACCTAAATTATCTAATGGTGGTGTTATCTGAAATTCACCAGACATTCCTTTTTGTGATTGTAAAAATGCAAATATCTCTTGAGCCTTTTCTCTTTCCATTGGTGGCATTTGAACTGTAAAAGAAAAATACTGAGAACCTATTTGCCTAACCTGTCTTTTACCAGATAGTGTCTGATTAATAAGCGTGGGTCTGTTATCTTTAAAATTTATAGAACTAAAGTTTGGGTTTGTAGGAAATGTACCACTCATTAGACCACACCCATTTTGCCCTGATTATTCATGGCATTGTTTATGATTGATGTTATCAATCCTTTTCTTGATGCTAGTAACTGGTCAAAGCCAGCAGCATCTACTGTTGATATGTTGAAGTTTACTGTAGCTCCCATACCTTGTCCTTTTGTATGATCTACAACAGTTTCATTTGGGTGTAGAATTGCTGGAAAACCACCCTTACCATCTATACCAAGTGCTCTAGCACCCATTCCTGTATAACCACCACCATCTGCTGAAGGTATGTTTGATGGAATTGTTAGATTAGATGTATCTATTGTTGGCTTTTTGAAAATATTACCAAAAGATGCAAACATTTTATCAATTATTAGTTTTTGCATAGCTATTCTTATTAACTCTCTTACTATTGATGTTGCATAGTCTTTAAAAGAGGCTTTACCTTTTTCTAAAAAATCCATTGTTAGGTCTGTTACGCCATCGTATGATTTTTTAAATATTCCCTGCATTTCTTCCTGCATGGTTTTAATACCAGTAAAGAAATCTTTGTAGCCTTTTTCGGCATCCATTAAGAATTGTTTTAGTGCTGTTAATTGTGTAAATCCAGTACCCTGCTCTCCTTGTTGATCTTCAGGTTTTCCAAATATAAAATCCATAAGGCTGGGTACTTCATAATCTGTATCTCCCACAACTCTATCTCTAATTCTTTTTCTTGCTTCTGCTATTTTTTCAACAGACTCATTAATATCTCCTCCTATAGCATCAGTATCAATAAGCTCAACTTTACCAATACCAAGCCTTTCACTTACATTTGGCATTTTATCTATAGCACTATTAAACAATCCTAATATTTTATTAAGACCACTTGCTATAGATTTAATTACAGCAAAACCAGTTAATTCTTTTATGCCTTGCTTAAATGTTTCAAAAGCAATTAAACCTTTATCAATAAAATTAGGAATTGTTACATCAAATACTTCTCTAAAATCATTATATATTTCTTGTCTAAAAACATAGGCTGCCATTATTAACGTACTAAATGCTGTTAATAATAAACCAAGTGGATTTGCTAATATTGCCTTACTCATAGATTTTATAGCCAAAGTAACCCCACCTATAGCGGGTATTAACAAAGCATCTAAGTTTTGTGCAACAAAATTAATTCCACTAGCTAGTTTTGAAAATCCTTGAGTAGATTCCTGTATATCACCAATTATAAATTGAAAATTATTTCTAAGAGCAACACCTGCTTGTCCCAATGTCATAGGCATGTCTTTAATCAACTCATTGGTTTCATCAATCCCTGCAATAAGAATTGGCATTACAGTTTCTGCTGTTAGCTTACCAGCATGACCAAACTCTCTAAGCTCACCAACTGTCATGTTAAGACCATCGGCTAACATCTTAGTAAGAATTGTGTTGTTTTCCATTACTGATCTAAGCTCATCACCTCTTAAAGCACCTGAAGCTAAACCCTGTGCTAACTGTCTCGCAGAGTTATTTGCCTCTTGAGCATGAGAACCAGCAATAATAAAGGTATTTGCTACCATTTGTGTAGCATCAGCAACATCTTTTTGAGTTGCTCCTAAATGCTCTGTAGCTAAAGAAAGTCTTGTAAATAACATAGCAACAGCATCAAAATCAGACCTTGAATCTAATGCTATTCTCTTCATATGATTCATAGCAGCAGCAGTTTCTTCAGCACTTCCAGTAAATGCATCCATTCTGTTTTTAACACCAATCATTACGTTGGCAGCTTCTACTAATTCTCTTACAGAAAAAGCAGCAGCTAATGTTTGTCCTAAATGACTTACAACATTATTTACACCACCAATATCTTTTTTGAATCTATTTAAGGCAGCAGCAGACTTATTACTAGCTAATAATTCAATTCTAAATGCTTGTTTACCTAGAGCTGCCATTTTTTTCTTCCTTTATTTCAAGATAAGCCAACCATCCTTGGAACTCTTCAACTGTCATTTGTTCAAGTTCGGCTAAACTTTTGTTTAGTTTTTCAGCTAATGCATATCTCATGTATAGCTGCTTATCTTCTGTTACTTTTTTTTAACTTCTTCCTGCGAAACATTGTTCATCATTTCGCTTGATACTCTAATTAATACATCTCTATCTACACTCTCTAATAAACTTTTTTTATCTGCGATTGTAAATAACTTCTCACCAGACTCATCTAATGCTTTGTAAATAAGCACATAAGTTAGTAATTGAACATCATCATCTTTGGCTAGTTTCATAAATTTAGAAGTCTCTGAAAGAGTAATTGGCTTGCAGTAAATCTGTAATGGATTTTGCTCGTCTTCACCCCATTCAGGGACTTCTATAATTCTAGTTTCCAGACCATCAAAATGCTTCTTTGCGTTATCTATTGCTGACATAGTTCTATGCTGTTGCTAGTGTTAAAGCACCTGTTCCCTGAACAGAAATACTAGCTTCAACCATTCCATCAAAAGAACCAGTTCTTGAAACACCAGTTACAATAGCTGTACCTGAATAGTATTTTGCAGAACTAGCTGTACCCTCTGGATAAAACTTCATAGTCACACTTGTACCTACAGTCAATGCTGTTTGAGCTGTATCACTTTCATCCCAAAAAACATCCAAACTTCCTGTAAAGGATGTTAATGATGCTAAATGAGTTCTTGCTGAATCGCCCATAGATGTTGTCTCAACTGTATCAGAAGTTTCTTCAACAGAATAAGATTTGATCTCAGCTACAGCATCAGTCCCAACGTGAACTGTTCCTTCGCTTCCCTTATGAATTCCCATTTTCTTTTTCCTCGTTTTTTATTTTTTTTGAAGAAGATTTAATTATTTGGGCTGCTTCTTCTTTCCAACCCATATTCAAAAATGACTCAACCTTTGACGGATGAGCATCTATAGAAATATTGCCATTCGGACTAATCATTTTCATAATTTGCCTCCTTTATAATGCTACGTCTGGATTTTTTTCCTTGACATAGTAGTTAGTTAGAAAGGTTAAACTCACATACCCTAGTGGTTTCTCACCTTCCGCGTTAAATTCAATCTCAGTAGATTCTAAATAAGTATCTTTTGCTAATCCGCCAAGTGTTCTGTCAGCAGCAATAGCCTCTTCAACTTCTTTACTAATTGTGTCTATAGTATCGTCAAAGTTATTTACATCCTTTGCATAGCCTTCTACAACAACACTTAAATCTCTACTCATTAATCTGTCCGTACCAATCACTATTGGCTCAGATGTTTCAGACTTTGTATAAATAACCAAAGCTGGAACTGTCTCTAGTGGATAAACCCTTGACTCATAAACTCTAGTGCCAGTGGTTGTTAAGTTGTTTAAAGTAGTACCAAAGTATTCACGCACCTGTTGTCTTACATGATTTGCCACTATATTTTCTCCAACATTAATGCTGAAAAACCAGTTCTATCTGACTGGATATTAACAACAGTATAATTTTGTGCTGCTTTCAAAATGTTTCCATCAACATCTTTAATTGCAGATACATTTAAAGTATTACCAAATGCAATACTAGGAACATCTACAGTTCTGCAATAGGCTATTGGCTTTAATGCTTCAACACCTATTCCTTCTTCTTGTTCAACATATTCATTATTTAAAATGACATTAATTGTTGAAGCAGTACCACTGCTATTCGTGTAAACAGCAGAAACACCATGTCCATATTCAATATCCAAATAAGCAGACATATCTTCTTCAGTCTCTAATCTATATTCAGACATTATTGTTCCTCTAAAACCAAAGAAACTAGACCTGTATTATCAGGCTCAACAGTTCTTACAAAAAAAGTAGTTTCTGGCTTTAACACATTGCCTTTATTCGTTGTTATTGCATTTACAACCAATCTATCTTGTTGAGATATATAAGGAACATCACTTGATTTGACTATTGCTCTTGGCTGATAGCCAGCAACAGGAACAGTTCCGCCTTCAATATTAAAATATTCTTGATCTATAATAATATTTATATTTGTGCTGTTTCCAGAATCTATATCAGCAAACGAGTCAACTAAACCAACCCTTGAGTCCCATAATGAACCACTATGCATTTCAGTAAATGTAGCAGTAACCCCATGACCAGTATTAATGTCAACGTAGGAGTTAAAATCTGCTGCACTTTCCAAAGGCATGATTATTTTTTAGCTCTTGTTTTAGGAGCTTTGACTTCTGAAGTTTTTAAACCAACACTTCTATCAACTTTTTTTGATACTTCTTTTTTGGTAGTTTCTTCGGCTTTAAAATAACCAACTAATTGATTGCCGATATCTTCGTTAAGTTCAACTATATCTCCAGCAGAAACTTTTTTACCTGCTGCCATAGTGTCTTTTAAAATTAAGTAATTTTTCATATTTAAGGTGGTGGAGTTTCCCCCACCATTCCATTTAAGCATTAACTAATTAGTCGCTTGATTTACAGAAAGAAACTGCATGTCTTACAGCTACATCACAAGTCTGAAGAGCAACAATTCTAATTGTTCCAGATTTTGAATGTGTGTAAGGGTCAACAGTAATATCTAGTGAACCATAAAGACCAATTAACAAGTCTGCAAAGTTACCAAAGTAGTAATCACCAGCAGTAACTTGGTTAGATCTGACAACGTCATAGCCATTTATTTGACCATCTGAGCCAACTATCATTTGACCAAAGCCACTAGCTTTATCTACAGTTTTTAGGTTGCCCCAATCTGAAGGTTTAGCTATGTATCTTAGGTTTCCTTGTAATGCATTATCAGCACTTACAGCAGATTCCATCGCTACCAACTCACTGAAAGTAGGTGTAGCAGCAGCAAATGTTGTTGTGTTAATACCTGAAGTTGCAGAAATACCTGTAGGCTGTCCTGAAGAACC